TCATTGTTCGGTTCCTTTCTTTACGGACTTCGGTTCATCGGCAGCGCGCTCGGTCACGTCGCCGTCCTGCATGCGACGCAGCCAGTACACATTCGGCTCGACCTCTCGGCCTTCTTCGGGCAAACAGCCCCCCTTCTCCGGGTCGGGCACTCGCCGACCGGATACCGGTTTGACGTACATGGAAAACTCCTAGGTTTGCGGGAGGTCGATCGTTGCGCCTGTCTCGGCACGGCCATCGGGCCCGGGTGAACCGCCTTCGTAGGCGTTCGGGTCGTCAGGGAAATCGGTCTTCGGATGGTTGGGGTCGGCGGGGTCGATCGCATCGACCTTGATATTCACGCCCTCGAACGGCGGTAGCTCGTTATCACGAACCCACTTCCACGTGTCTTCGTAGCTTATGTCGTATTCAGCCTTGAATTCGAACTGGTAATAGAGCCGCGCGCGGTCGATCGAAAGCAGCGAACCGCCGTCGTATTCGATCTGGTCGTAGTCGTCTCCAGGCTCCCATCCAGCGAGCGCGCTAAACAGGATCTTGCGCATGTCGTGCACGCCCATCGACGCGCTCTGGCCTCGCTCGTCAGCGACATTGCTTAGCACGACCACCACGGCAAACCGATCTTCGACGGTCTGCTGATAGCCGTTGCTGCTTTGCTGCTGGTCGGGATTCTCGTCTAGCGGAATCACATAGGCGGCCGGCACCAGCAGATTCGCCGTCTCGGGCAGGATGCCGAACTTCGCCGCGCCCGCGACGCGCTGCCCGAACAGCGGCACGCGCGCGCGCAGATGCTCGATAACGGCGTTCAGGTTCATCGTGGTATCAGCGCATCTTTCAGCGCGTTTCGAATTGCGTTTTCAGAAACCTCGCGGCGTCGCGCGAGCGCTTCCGTCATGTAGTTAGCGCGCGGCTCGATGCGCCAACCGTTCTGCGATCTGGCCGCCGTCTCGATGGCCCGCGCGCCGCGGCGGCGTCGGTTGCTCTTGCCGACGCCCTGCCCTGCGGCAATCTTGCCCAGAGCGCGGCCTTGCCGAACTCCGAACCAGAGGTATGCGGGGTAGAAGTCCTTCCCCATCTCGGCCGTCTTCTGCGGCGCGATGCGCACCAGAAAGCCGGATCGGCTAACCTTCGCCTTGATGCTTCGCCACAATGTGCCGCTGTCGCGGCCCGGATACTGGCCGGCTTCAGAGATCGCGCGCCGCGCGACGAGCCGCCGCGCTTCTTTCTGGATGTCGCGCCCGCGTGCGCGCATCACCTTGCGAATGCGCTTCTTGTCGAAGTCGATCCGCGAATGTCCGGTCCACCCTACGTGGACTTCGACGCCGTCGCTCATATCTCACCCAGCAATTCAGTATCGATTGCGACGAAGACCGGTTCGCCGTCAACCGGCAGCGTGCGCTTTACGCGATAGCGCAGACCGCCGTGCTCGACGACGTGCGCGCCGGTGATCAGCGCCTCAGTGACGCGCGCGGAACGCCGCACGACGAACCTATCCGTCACCGCGCTGTTGACCTGCATGGAGCCGAAGAAAATGCCGCTGCTTACCGGCGAGCGCTTCGCCCACACGTCGAACCCTTCGTCGAACGTCTGTTCGATGCCGAAACCCGTATCCGGGATGTCCTGCCAGCGGCGAATCTTCACGAGCTTGTTCAGTTCGCCGGCGGTCGGCATATCAGACTCCCATGTTCACGCGGTACGGCTGCAGCATCGAACGCGAGCCGCGCGGCAATTCCATCGCCTGGCCGGTCACCACGTCTTCGCGCATCGCATACAGGCGCCCGAAGATGAGCAGGATCGCCGCAACGATCGGCGGCTCAACGACCATTGGATCGTCGCCCGCGGTGCCGTCGAGCACTGCCGCCGCCATATCGTCATTGTTCGCGTAGAACTTGCGGTTCGTGAACTCTTCAGCCTCGCCGATGGCGGCCGCAAGATACGTGTCGATCAGCGGGTCATCGGCATCGACGCGCGCGTGCGCGATCGCAAGTGCGCGGTCGATGATCATTTCGACGCCTTGTTCGCGGGCTCAGCGCGCTTCTTGTTATCGGCAACGGGCGCCTTCTTGGCGTCCAGTTCCTCAGCCTTTTTCGTCGACTTGACTTCTTCCGCCAGGCCATTACGAATCAGGTCCTTGCCGCGCTCGTCGCTGACTGTGCGCGTATCGCCGGCATGAACCCAGCCGACGCCGTGTTCCTGATGCGTTTTCAAGATCTTGATTTCCATGATTCACGCGGGCGACTCGCGCCGCCCGCCTCCGTCTATCAGATCACGATCCCGACTTACGGCGTCGGGTCTGCGAGGTCACCGTAAATCAGCGATTCCGGACGGTACACAGCGAGCGCGAGTCGCTCTTCCGCGCGGATCGTGACCATGTTCTTCGTGAAGTTGTCCGCGTCTTCGGTCGAAACCTCGACGTTCGCGTCTTCTCGATCGAACACTTCTGCGGCCATGTTGAACGCGCCGACGAGGAACTTGCCTGCGGCGATCGCGTTCGTGTCGAGCACCGGCAGCTTCCACATGCGCTGCTGTCCGCCGTCCTGCACGTTCACCCAGATGTATTGGCCGGTCGAGTCCTTCTGCAACTCCATGTCGGCCCAGTCATTCGGGTTCAGCACGATGCCGCTCGGGCGGTACTCAGCGATGCGCGCCTGGAGAATGGCGCGGCGGATGATGTCGATCGGCGTGTCGCCCGACTTGCGCAACGTTTCGTTGAACGCCGTTGCCTGCGGGATCAGACCGAGCAGGTTCTGTCCAGTGCCGTCGCCCGCGAGGATCTGGTTTTCCTCGACGTACTGCAGACCGTAGCGCAGGCGGCCGTCGATGTAGCTCTGCAGGAGCGGAATGTCCGCGAGAACCTGCTTCGAAGCGCGTACCCAGTGCGCCAGCGTCTTGACGGTCGTCGTCACGAGATCGAAAGACAGATCCGACTGCGGCTTTGCGCCACCTTCTGCCACCATCGCGGCCATGTTCTGGAAGCCGGATTCCTTCACGTACTCGATTGCGTTAGACGCCGTGCGACCCGGCAGGAGCAAGTCGCGGATGGTCATCTGTCGCAGTTGCGGCGTGATGATGCCCGGCTGACGATCCGGACGGATAGCATCGCCGACGCCACCGGTTCCGGTCGTCGCGCTCGTGATGCTCGTGACGGCCTTGAGACCCATGCGCGCGATGCCGCGGCCCTTCGAGGCAAGCGCCTTAAAGTCGTCACAGTCGGTGAACTGTGCACCGATCGACTTCGCGTCGAGATCCACGCTGCCCGCGCCGCGGCGCGCAAGCTTCTGCTCGAGCTCGTTCAGACGAGCCTGAACTTCGGCACCTTCCGACGATAGCTTCTCGAGTGCGGACTTCGTGTCGGCTGCGATCTTGCCCGTGGACTTGATTTCCTCGGTCGCCTTCTCGCAGAAGGACTTCATTTCGTTGTCGCGCTTCGCGAGCGCTTCGACGATCTGCTTGATCTCGTTCTTGTCGTCCGCGTTGTCGATCGCGCTCTTGCGCTGGATCATGCGTTCGATATGGTTCATTCTGAATTTTCCTTTCAGTTAAACGATGGGAGAGAGAAATTGCCGATGCTCTTGACGAGCTCTGAAACGTCGCCGGTGCCCTCGGACTCTCTCCGATCAAGCAGGTGTTTCAATCCGCGATTGGCGATCACCGCGGCCTGAGTTTTCGAGAAGCCTGCCTCACGCAGGATCCCCTCGAAATCCGAAAGAGATGGAAGCTCGCCGTGCGCGATGCGCGACTTCACGGCGTCGATGCGGGCCTCGTCGTTGGCGGGCACAGTGACGATCGACACTTCGACCAGATCAACCGCGCGCAGCGTCCGGACGCCCGTTTTCTCGTCGTAGCTCGAGTCGCGCACGTAGTAGCCGATCGACAGACCGGTGATCGCGCGCGACTTCATGCCGCGGAACGCGATCTTTGCGTACGGCGCCTCGTCGAGCCACAGCGCGCCGTCGCCTTTCAGACCGATGCCGTCTTCGACGAGCGACTGCCAGTCGCCGATAGGCTCGCCGGTACGGTGTTGCCACAGAACCGGAAGCGCGCGGTCGTTAGATTTGAGTTCAGCCAGGCTGTCGGCGAACGCGCCGGGCGCAACGATTTCGTTGTAGCTGTCGACCACGCCGAAGACGGAGCCGTAGCCCGAAAAAAGGCCGTCATCTTTGACGGCCTTCGTGTCCCACTGGAATGCTCGCGTCTTGAACGCGGCGCTCTTACGATTCATGTTTCACTCCCTCAATGCCGAGCCAGCTTTTCAGCGCGTCTTGCACGATCGCGCTGTCGCCCTGTGTGCCGAGTTGATCGATCGGCAGGAGGTTGGACTGAACGGTTAGTGCGTCGCCGCCTTCGACCGGCGGCCGATTCTCAAGCTCGCGAATTTCGTTGCGCGTCATCCAGCCGTTCTGTGCCGCCGACGAGTACAACGCCGCGCGCCCGGCGGAATCCGCCCGCATCAATCCTTCAAGGCTGAATTCGGCGTAGTACTTCAGGCGATCGACCGGCGAAAGCAGGCTCTTCGAAACGCACTGTTCGATGCGCGTCAGGTACGGGCGCAGCGCGAACGTCAGAAAGCCCTGCATCTGCTGCTCAAGCCCGGTCCCCCAACTGGTCGACTTCTCGCTGTGACCCACCATGAATGGCGGGACGCGGAACCAGCGGCAAATTTCCTCGATGTTGAATGCGCGCGTCTCGAGCATCTGCGCGTCGTCGGGGTTGATGCTGAGCGGCTGATACTCCATGCCGCCTTCCAGCACCATCAGCTTTCCACTGTTCGCCGTGCCCGCGAGCTGCTCGGCAAGGCTCTCCCGGATCTCGGTGCGCTGGTTCGGCTTCAGCACATCTTTCACGTGCAGCGCGCCACCCGCGCGCATGCCGTTTGCGAACACACGACCGCTTGCCTCGTCGGCCGCCATTGCGGAAGCGAGGCTGTTGCGCGCGTAAGCGATCGGCGACAGCCCGATAAGCCCGTTCACGCCGAAGCCCTTCAGATGCGCGATCTCATCTTCGGTGTATTCCTTGTATCCGTGCCTCGGATCGGAATACGCATAGATGAGAAAGCCGTCCCTATCGAGCTTCACTTCCATCCGATCGGGCCGCAGCAGTTCCAGCGACACGACGCGCTTGCCGATGTATGTCTTCAGCCAGTACGAGTTGCCCCACAGGCAAAGATGCGCGACGACCGCCTCCCAGAACTCCACCGCGGTCATGTTGGCGTTCGGCGCATCGTGCAGCAATGCGTATAGCCAGTGATCGCGCGCGACGTCGCGCCCGCCGCTGCCATTGCGCTGATACGTGATCAGCGGCAGCGTCGAAATTGTTTCGGAGATCAGGCGAATGCACGCCCAAACGGTCGCGACCTGCAGTGCGGTGTGCGTGTTGACTGGCTTGCCAGCGTAAGTGTCGCCGCTGGCGAAGCGGCGCCATGTCGTAACGTCGGTCAGACCGAACGACTTAGCCATCCACGCCACGGTTTTTTGTGCAAGGTTCATTAGACAATCACCGGGTTGGAAAGGAAATCGCTGAGGTCCGGTCCTTCTTCGTTTAGCATCGCGCGCCCTGTCGCCATGATGAGCGCGACAGGTCCGTCAATCTTCTGTTCTGCCCGCTCTTTGTTCGGGTAGATGTTGTCCTTGACGTCGATCTTCGCGACGACATTGCTCACCATCCACGTCATGGCAGGGCAGTTTCCGTGTGCAAGGGTGCGCTCGATAACCAGCTTCTCCACCTCCTTCATCGGCTCGGACATGTTGCGCACCGTCTGCCCGACCTCGACCATGACAATGCCTTCGTCCGTCATCTCCTGGGAGAATTGCGACGCCTGAAACGGGTCGTATGCGACTTGTGCGACATCGAAGCGCGTCGCGAACGTGCGCAAGTCTTCCTTGATCGTCTCGAAGTCGATGACCTCGCCGTCCGTCAGCGTCATGACGCCGTCGAGATGCCACGACTGGTAAAGCTGGGCATTGTTATCTGCCTGCTCGAGCACGCGCTGCTCTGGCGCGTAGTAGCGCCCATGCACATGCCACAGAGGATCGCCGGCAACCGGCGGGAACACCGCGACGAGCGCCGCGATGTCGACTTTGCTCGCGAGGTCAAGGCCGATGTAGCACTTACGCCCTTCGAGTTCGGTCAACGACTTGCGCGGCGGGCACGCGGCCCACTTCAGCATGTTCATCCAGCC